GACTATACTAACACTATATACCGGATTCTACTATAAAGACAACTGCTTTTCTGAAATTCCCTACGTGACTTGAGGGAATTTTATAAAAGAAAGGGCCCAAATGAAAAAGCCCCGACGAAAGCCGGGACATGTCACACACAATAGATATGAATTATTACTGAAATCTGAATATAAAGGCAGCTTATTCAGCTACCCATCTAACACATAATACTATTTTAATAGAGATATTATCTCATTAGGAGTATAAATTACATGGTCAGCATCTGATCCTAACAATGACTCTTCATTAGCACTTCCCCATAAACAAGCAACACTTTCAATTCCCGCTCCATTTGAAGCTATCACATCACTAACCTCATCCCCAAAAGAAATAACATCTTCCGCACTTAAACCTAATTGAGTCAATGCTAAATTCATTCCTTCCGAGTTTGGCTTTTGTAATTTAACATCATGATAAGCAACAACTGTATCAAAAGGTATATTGAAATGATTTAATACTTTCTTTACATAAACAGAAGGGGCTTTACTCACAATTCCAACTTTTAAATCATTATCTCTTATAAATTCAAAAACTTTATCATAAGCTTCATATAATACAAATTTAGAAATCAGTGAATAAACTATATTCCAATCGCGAGCACTTCTATACGACTTAGCAATATTTGAGTCTACTAAGGTTTGATCAAGATCAAAAATTATACCTTTCTTCATAAATATACATATTAGAATAATAGCTGTGATTCATAATCATGTTTATACTGAAGTTGTTTTCCTGACTGCAAGAATTTGTATAATATATTCGCTTCACGTAATTGAAGAGCTCCTTTTCTGATTAAATAACTATTTCCACAAACATTCTCCATTTCATTCACACGCTGATCTTTATAAAAGACTGCTGCCAAAATTTTATTATTATCAATGGTCGTTTGGACAGCATGCATTGTACCACCCTTCATCCCAGTTTGAATTACAATTGTAGCAATAGCTAAACCCGCTTGTAACCTATCTCTTTCTACAAAGTTCGTTTTAAAAGCAGGAGAGCCATAAAAATACTCGGATAGTAGTACTCCACCTTTCTCTACTATTTCTATAGCAATGCTTTCATGTGCCTTTGGAGAAATAGTATGAAGACCATGAGCTAATATAGCTGTAGTTGTTCCATTTTTTACAGATAAGGCAGCTTTATGAGCAATAGTATCACATCCTAATGCTAAGCCACTAACAATATTAAATCCTTTCTCTGCAAAATATTCTCCATAATATTGCCCTGCTTCTTCTCCTTCTATTGTAGGGTGTCTTGTCCCAATTATTGCAATTGATTTCTTATTATTAATACTATTAATATCACCCTTATAATTAAGTACTATTGGAGCTACATCTTTAAATCTATTATTACTATATGATTTCAGTTCTTTAAGTTGTATCGGAAACAAATTATCATATTGAGAAATAATATGTACGCCGTTATTCAAAGATTCATCTAAAACTCTTTGAGCTTCATCAATAGCTTTCTGAAAAAGATCTGGAGTCAACTCTTTGTTTAATCTTATATAATGAGTTTTTATGCACTCCTGTACATATGACACAATGTCATTATCAGAAAATAGGTTACATTCTATCATAGCTTTAGCTACCACCTCCACAGTCTTAGGGCCAAAACCTGGTAAATGTTTCAGTTTAATAATTAATTCCGTTTCTTTAGATATGCTCATATTCAATTATAAATTTTCGTTAGCATGCTCATCATGAATTGTTCTCGCAATACAAAATAAATAAAAAGTTGCGTTAGGCCATTCTTCTTTTAATGTTTTTATTATTTCAGCAGATGTGACGCAAGCTGTTGAAATATCATCGACAATCAACACAGATTTATTATTAAGATCTTGTTTTACCTCTATTTCAAAAACCCCCTCCATTTCTACCCTCCTAGAAGCTAAATCCGGTAATCTATGTAGAGGAGTAGTTACCCTTTTTTTCTTTAACAAACGCGGTAAATATGCCGCAGAAACAGCATCTGCAATAGCAATAGCTAAAGGTCTTAATTTTGCAGATTTCAATGCTGTTGTTTCAGAACTTCCTAATGTTCTAATAACATAATCAAACTTTAAGTTTGCGCTATTTATGGCTTCAATGCATTTATCGATAATATACTGGTCATTTTCATCATTCTTGTTCCATTTAAATTGCTTAATCATGCTAGTCCACTTGGTTGTATCTGTATATCCTTTAGGAATATAATATACTATATGGTATGCCTCTTCTAGACCTGCGTCTGTATATTGAGGATCATTTGATAAACTTTTTAATTTCATACATTACTCTCTTGTTGTTTTTGATAAAAAAATACCAGTGACACTTTTAGCACCAGTTTCTAATAGTTTAGCAGAGACTTGTTTAAAGGAGGAGCCTGATGTAATAACATCGTCAAACAGCAATACATTTTTACCTTTATACTGTTCTGAGTTTATTGTTAGATATGGTGTTATATTTTTATTACTAGTACCTTTCGTTTCTTCATGTTCAATTGCAGAAAGGTAGTTAAAACCGTTTTCAATATTTAAAACTTTAGCTACTATACTACAAAAATATTCAAAACGCTTATTTGTCTTTTCCAGTTTTGAAGCAGGTATTATCATCAAACAAGTGTTTTCAAGATTAACTCCTTCCTTTTTAATACTTTCCACTATTATGTTAGCAGCAGATTCAACAGCAGCTTTATGTCCATCTTTAAAACTATATATAAAATTACGAATAGTCTTTATATTATTATCTACATCATTTCCTATTCCAGATAAAGGGTAATAATCATGAATTACATAGTACTTACATTCTTTAAAAGCCATGCTTTTTTCTTTTCTTATTCGAACTAAGCATGAATCACGATGACGGAATTCTTTAATTTTCTTATCATATTTAAGAGTGTACATAGCATTTTATGTTTAAGGATTAGTGATTTCAAAAATAAAAAATAAATATCAAAAAAAACAGTTTTAGAAGAATGTTTATAAACATAAAGCCAAACTTCATTACATTTGGTCGAACTCCATTCATAATTGGAGAGTCTATATTAAGTGTTATAACAGTCATTCATGTCTGTACGCAATGTATTAAATGTAAATGAGACAAGTAAAAAAGTTGCCCCGAATCAGAGAGACGGGGCAATTATTCATGTATGAGAAAGCTAGAACTACTACAACAAAATTTTTAACCTATAATTCTTTCTATTTAACATAGTACACAAGTTCTGAAAATCAGCAACAGACAACCCAACAAGATTTGATAATTCCTCTTCAGAATAATCTAAATCATAAAGATGAGCATCAATCATCTTTTTCAATAACACTGGCTGATCTATATCGACTTTTTCTGTTTCTTCTTTTCTTTGTCCAGTCTTACTTAGAGTCATCATGTAATATTTATAACTATTATCGCTCAGAGAACCAATTTCTCTAGCTCGATGTAATATAGCAGCCTTAGACATTTTCCAATACATTTTTAGGTTGCCTAAATCGCCATATCTAATATTAAATAAAGAACGCTTACATTCTACAAATGGTAAATTGAATTCTGCAGAAAACTCATTTGCCTGCCTTTCTTTTTCTTGATCTTCGACATCGTCAAAAGGTACGCGAAGGTGCATGACTAAGTGACCTAATTCATGTCCGATAGTAAACCTTTTCCTATCGTTTGGCATATTGGCATTTACAAAGATAACAGGTTGAGATTTTTTCGTAAACTTAGTGACTCCGTCAAACTTGTCATTATCAATATCTAGAAAGATGACTATTACCCCATTCTTTTCTAAAACATTAACGATTCGTTCTAATGGTCCCCGCTGAATACCAAGATATTCTCTTAATTTAAAAGCAATAACTGATGGGGTATTACTCCCTGATACATCGCAATGAGGGATATTCAACTCAGGAACATCTACAGACTCCATTAATTCATCTATTACCATATTAAGAATGTCAACTTTGGCCTCGAGTATAGATAATTGTTTTTGAGACATACTTACTCGCTTCCGATAAAATAGAGAACCGTTTGAACTAGCCTGGCTCTCCTTATAAAAAAAACATAGAGGATAGTCCAGTACCTTTGAGATTTCCGCAAGCAATGAATCAGATATAGATAATAACCCTTTTTCTATTCTGGAAAGATTTCCTTGAGTCAACCCTTTTACTTCTTTTGATAATCCAGACTGAGTCATACCTCTGCTTTCACGCGCTAAAGTAATATTTCGATAATTAATAGTGTTCATAATAAATTCTCCATAATAGCCTATTTTTTAAAAAGACTCTTTCCTTTTTTTCTGTTTTTTTATTGTAACAGATGCATCATTGTTAGATTTTAAAACACTAATGACTTTACTGGCATTAAATGCTAAATCGACAATATTTGATACCCATTCTTTTTTCCCATTTTCCATGTGAATTGCATATATACCACATATTGATGTATTAGACTTATCAACCTGATAACCAATATAAGTAATGGGAAAGGTATCAGAAACATCTGTTGTTTTTTGCTCATTATACATTTGCACCTTTTTCGTATTCCACCCAGAAGGACGAAGAAACTTATCCACCTTCTTAAAGAAAAGTTTATTCACTCCAACCTTGGAATAAAAACGTCGTGCATTCCCACTCACTTCTCCACACTCAAAATAAGGAATATCACTGATTTTACCTTGTACAAATGAATTTAAATTGTTTGACTCAAAGTTTCGATTCTGGTAATGTCTTGGATAAGAATTACATAACTTTTTACTTTCAGAATACGCGCTTTCTATTGCATCGACTATATCAGCCGAATAAGGCAATATGTACTCCTCAAATTCTTGTTGAGTCATCGTTTTACGTGGCATCATTTCCTCATCTGAAAATAATTGCATACCTTTGCCCGCAATTAAGGGGCTTTTAATCTGTTTTTTCATTAAACCTCCTTTTTTATTTATTAAAACAAACCAGCCCCTCATCCTGCCAGATCAGGGGCTTTTTTCTTTTGCAAATATACGACTATATTTTGAAATAAATAATTTAACTAAGAAAAATATAAATATTTTGATGTAAATAGTGACAAAAAATATGTTAACAACAAAATTTTGTTTTATCAGTAATATGTAATCAACCTCCCTATAATCACGAGAATAATCTTGATTGAGGCAACATTATCTCATTATTTCTCCACATAGATACTGGATATTCGATAAGATCACCACCAAAACAAATTATAGCTCACCCCACCACCGACATAAAAACCACCCGGATAGCCATACCCAGCCTGCAAACCAAAGCCCCACCGCTTCTTCTTCGACTTGATGGCGACTGGATGGTATATATCATTCGTCACCGTCTGATACACCGTCTTAGGAAATATCTGTAAACTATCCAGCCGAGGGTCTACATATCCGCTCACCACAGCCTGATACGAGCTGTCTCTATATACCACTTGCTTACGATGAAGCAAGGTATCACCTATCCGTGTCGTATCATCCGGCACGAAACGCCAGAACACAGCCATCGGTGCAGAGATAAGCATCGTATCTACCTTGACAACCGTCTTTATCTTCGTCTCGGTACGTATTTCTGCCGACAAAGGCTCGTGCGGACGAAACCAAGCCGCCACACAAGCAATTGCCAGCAATACAACCAATATCCACAGTAACTTTTTCATTCCTCAAACCTTAAATCGTTAATCCGATTCATCCACCCCCGTTTGAATTTATTGTTCGCCGGACGAGAGCGGCATATATCCTCGATGAAATCGAACCGTGCAATCTTAATCATGTCGAACAACTCACGCGGGTTCCTGGCATTCACCGCAGCGAGTGTCTTAGGACCTACTATTCCATCCACAGTAACACCAAGCAAGCGTTGAGGTATCTTTATTCCGTGTGCACCGGATGCCCACACCCAATCAACCAATATATTAGCAACTGATTGCGATTTAATCTCGTCAGCTTTCCATCTGTCCCAATAATGTGGCTTGAGCACCCGGTTAACGACATCCTCACGGGTAAGCAGATGCAAGTCATCCACGTCTATATCACCGTCACCGTCCTTGTCATAGCCGCATGACTTCCACGTACCGATAGTCACACCCATATTCGTAGCACCTCCAAGGTCTGCCGGGTCATTCACGAAACCGCCTTCCCATTTGAGAATCCACGGCGCTAATTTATACACATTCACCATTCTTATTTTCCTCCTTGATTTTTGGTTTTACATAAAAATACAATATATTTGCAAACGCCTTTGTTTAAACTTTAAGTTGTGTAGTATTAAGGGAAAGGGAGTCGTTGTGAAACACCTTCCTTTCCGCGAATCAGTAGCCGTTTTGCGGTTCTCTGTCACCGCATTTCTTCCTCTCACACCGTTTAAGCGCCAGTTCCAGTTTCAGGTCAGAATTAGTCTCCTTCAGTGTAAACAATTCATCCTGCACCTTACGGAGCCGGTCAGTCTGCTCCACAAACCGCTGTTCCTTCTCCGAAAGCTGCTTCTGCAGGAACTCGTTGTACTCCCGTAAAGCCTTGAACTCCTCAACATCCGCATGGGCATCCTCAATACGCGCATTGGTCTTGCGCGACATCCACCACTTAACAAGCTGCTTGATGCCCTCGATGCCACCGAGTGCGGTCACCAACATAATCCAATCATTCATTTCCATTTCTCCCGGTTTAACAATCGATACAAATTATAAGCACCCCCACATAAGCACAAGCAAACGCTGCCATCTCCGCCCAGAACAGCCATTTCCGGTATCTCAACATGATAACAACGGCTATCGGGAAAGCAACCGCAGGCAAGTACCACATACCGGAGAGACAAACCCAAAGAATTGTAGCTAATCCGGCTATTACTGTCCCTGCATAATGTACTTTGCTCTGAAATTCCTCCTTGAACAGCGGGGCTGTCCCGACGAACATCAGCCCACCGCAAGCAAGAAATGCCAAACATTGCAGGTTCTCCGATGAGCATTCAATCCACACCGGCATAAGCAGCATGGCAGGAACAATCATAGCTATCTGGAACAGCCATGCCGGACGATTCCGCTTCTTCAACTGATAGTAGGTATCAGACAAGCTCCAAGGCACTCCGCACACTCTCACCGCATACATTATGTACATAGTGAGCAAAAACAGCGACATAAAATATAAGTAAATCATAAGCCATCAATTTAAAGGTTGAACACTAATTTTTCAGGATAACCGGAAGTGTAATCATACGCTCCGACCTCCTCTTTCGTAGCAAGTCCCATAACCGCGGCCAGATGTTCCTGCGTGGCATTATAGCATTCCAGGGCATACAGTTCCAGTGCGGCCAGCATCTGCAAGGCAAGAGGAATGGGGATTACATACTTCACGGTATCATACCACAGCACGGTTGTCTCCTTGCCCGCAGCCTGCTCGATAGTGATTGAGTTTGCCAGTCCTACCCGCGTATCCTTGTCAAGCCACATCCGCTTGCCGCCAAGCGTAAAGGAATTCACGGCATCGGACCCGTCGTAAACAGCAATTTCATTGACCTTCGCGCTCTTCACACCCTCCAAAGTCGGCTCATAGGGAGGGATTAATTCACATTCAAGAATTTCCTTTGCAGACGCTGCCGGATGGGTTTCATAAAATGTTTTTTGTTCCACATTCAACGGTACCCAGGCTCCATTCAGGTAATCCTCATAGGTTGTACCCACTTCATAGTTTCCGTCCAGTTCAAAATCAAGACGGACAACTTTCTCCTCTGAATAAATATGTATATATTGCATTATTGTTAAAGCCTATTTTTATTCATTATGATAAATCGGTAATTCGCTCTAATACCTGATGTAAGCGGTGCCGTATTTATTTCAGTAAATGAGCCCAGATAATCCGAAGATTTGAACATACGATACGGAGAAGAACTTTCCTGTGCTATCGCATACTTTCCGTCAGACGAAAGCCCCAAAGCAAAGCTATTGCCAATAACGGAATGCTTCAATGCCCAGGTTTTTCCGTAATCGGCGGATATACGTGCACCGGAATAAGAGTACCCTCCCTCTATAACCATATATTTCCCGTCATAGGATATGGCCAATGTACGGGCAGAGAAACTCGAATCGGTAATTTTAGTCCACGTCTTCCCATAATCCCCGGAATAATAGGCATAGTATAACTTTGATGAACTCTCCCTGTTGCAGCAACACAACATGTATTTGCCGTCACCGGAAATGGCAATCTTTGTGATAGGCCCCCTGAATATTTCACTGCTGAAAGTTTCTCCATAATCGGAAGATATAAACAGCTCATGGGTAGTATAATAGGGAGAATTTGACGCATATGCCACTACGTATCTGCCGGAATGGGACATTTCCACCCCCATGAGAGGCACGGTATTGTCTTTTAATCCATTGGAGACCCGCCATGTCTTCCCATAATCCCCGGAAAGCATCAAATCATATTTGTTATTGCTATTCTGACACACAACAGCGACCAGATTCCCTCTGCCGTTGCAGGCTATCGAGTATACGGAATAGCAATTATCAGGCTTGAAAGGTTCTGCCGTCTCCAGAAAATCCGTAGAACGCAATAATCCCACATTTGCCATATAGCACGAGCAATAGATATGCCTGCCGTCTCCGGACATGGCAATCCTCGTTCTATCGTTGCTGAAAAAGTATTCGTTTACATTAGGAAGGTCGGAAGGTTGTCTTCTGGTCCATGTCATTCCACAATCCTTGGAAATATCTATTAAGGCTCTACTGTCGGAGAATGCAATCACATACTGACCGTCCTTTATATTATTGCTTCGTCTTTTTAATACACTCATAAACCTTAGTCCCTTGTTTTTACGGATATTGAATAGGCGCCAGCGGCATAGCACCAGATACTAATCTCAAAGATATCTCCAGCGGAAACACTGATTGAAGTACCGGACATCGAAGTGAACGCGCCGGTATTGGGTATCGGCTGTGTGAATGCCGCCGATGCGACGCAGCGGATATACAAGTCATTGCCCACTGACATTCCGGAAGCAAGGCTGATGTTCGTGGCAGAACCCAACCTTGCAGTGATACTTCTCTTGGAAATTGGCAGGGAGGCCAGTGTCGTGACCGTATTCGCACCGGTGACTGTCGGGTCACCGACACCTTGCGGCCCTTGTGGTCCTTGCGCACCAGTCGCCCCTTTAGGTCCAGTAGCTCCGGTAGCACCCTTCAGGTTCTTGAAAGCAAAGGAAAAGGTTCTGGCCAATGCGGTACCACCGAGAGAAACGGTCACGGAGGGCGTACCGATGTTGGCGTCAACCGTAGCAGTAGCACCGGTAATACTGGCACTTGCACCTGCTGCACCCGTGGCACCAGTAGCACCGGTAGCGCCTTTTGCACCCGTATCACCTTTGTCTCCTTTATCGCCCTTTGGACCTTGTATTCCTTGTGCACCAGTGGCGCCTTTTGCACCAGCAGGACCGGTAGCACCAGTATCACCTTTTACTCCTTGCGGTCCTGTGGCACCGGTATCACCTTTCATGCCCTGTGGACCTTGTACGCCTTGAGGACCTTGCGCTCCCGTATCCCCCTTCTCGCCTTTATCGCCCTTTGGACCTTGTAATTGTCCTTGACTTTGCCAATCACCGTTATACCAGGCATAATATGTATAAGGCAATGCAGTTCCAACGGAATAGAAACCAGTGATGTTTGACCCGTCAGGTACAGCAGTCTTTAAGGCATCAAGCGTATCGTAACGTCCAAGAAGGGTGAATGTATCTCCCGGCTTGCCTTTCACATAGATATCCGTCTTAACGTATTCTTTAGCGCTCTTATCCCATTGGTATACATAGTGGTCTGCACCGATGTAGGTAGGATGTTCTGCCGTATCAGTAGCATTCGCAGTAGCCGTCTCCGATTCCTGCTTGAGGGCAGCAAATTCAGTGACACGGGTACTTTCAGCATTTACACGGCCACTTTCAGCATTTACGCGTCCGGTTTCGGCTGTTTGGCGGTTAGTTTCCGCACTATTACGTGTATCCTCAGCAGTGCTTCGGGCATTCTCAGCAGTAACGCGCTTACCTTCTGCTGTAGCACGACCGGTTTCAGCATTGACACGACCCGTTTCGGCTGTCTGTCGGGTTGACTCTGCGTTGGCCCGCACTGTCTCAGCATTTTTACGTTCCTCCTCGGCGCTGACACGTTTACCTTCGGCAGTAACACGGCCGGTTTCGGCAGTTGCCCGTCCGGTCTCAGACGTCTGTCGGACCGCTTCAGCTTTGCCTCGCTCTGTCTCTGCCGTTTTCCTGAGACCTTCGGCTGTCACACGTTCCTTTTCGGCATTGATACGCGTAGTTTCAGCAGATGCGCGGGTACTTTCAGATGAAGCACGCTTTGTCTCAGCCGTTTCACGGGATTTCTCAGCTTCCTTGCGTGCGTTCTCCACTATGACACGCTCCGCTTCGGCTTTGCGCACTTCCTCAGCAGCTTCCTCAGCAGGGGCAGACAGCAACTCAAGCGGTGCCTCGACCACCGATTCTTCCATACCGGCAAGACGGAGGGCGGGCAGGCTCACGATATCGGCCAGCGAATCGACAATCTCCACATCGCCCACACCTTGGGAGCCGACAAGAAGGGCTTTCTTCACCTCCTCTACAAGCTGGTTGAACTGATTTGATTCCAATACCATAATTTTCAGAATTGATTTAAGATGGCTGGATGACGTTCAGTTGGTTAATTACCGCACGTTTCACGGCAGCTATGAGCCGTGAGTTCTTCACCACAAGTTCAAGAGCCTTGCAATACTGTTCCGGGATTTCCACCGCATCTTTCGAGTAGTAGATTTCCCGTGCCAAGTCTTCAAAGCCTATATCCAGAAGGATACTTCCGTTGTACATCATTTCATTGCCGACCGTTTCGGCTACGTCGAAGGTCTGCTTGGCGCCTTCGAATGAGGTCTGGGCCTCGATTTTCTTAAAGTTGATTTTCATACTTTCTATTTTAATTATTCTATATACTCATCCATGACAGATACCAATTCCCCAAAACCCGTTTTATCACATGCCATTCACGCCCGTTGATATTCGTCCTGGAAGAGTTCGCGAACGTACCGGAAGGAAAACTGATGGTATTCCCGTTCGGCATTATCCATATCTCATGCCCGTCAGAAGAGGACGGAAGGGATATAGTACAGTTGCCGTAAAAAAGCAGTGTGTGGTCGGTCGCCTTAATGCTGTACCTTGTAACCGAAGAGAGTATCACGTCAGTATTCCGGTATACACCTTGCGTCTTCAGCGGCCCGGCAATTTCCAGAGTCCCGGAGGACGGAGCATACATCTTCCCCACTATCACATCACCACCGAAATAGCTCTCGCCGGAAGATACGTGTATGGCCCTATTGCGCCCCGGAATGGTTGCAGAGATGGTTACCACCCCTTTGACTGTGCCCGCTTCCATAGTCTGGTAGGGCCTTATCAGGATGCTATTGGCTCCTCCGTCCGACGCTATCGCATGCAGATAGTAGCTCTTGCTGAGTTCGAACTGCGTAGTGCTATCTGTAAGGTCGGTCACGAACGCTCTCGAGTTGGTGGATATACCGTTACCATGCAGATACAGATAGTCACCTATCCGGCCGCTGGAGGCGTTTATCTTTCCGTTTACGGTGATGCCGTTCAATATGGCGTTGGCACCGGAAATATTTCCTTTCAACGTAAGATTATTGGCTGTGATATCGTTAAGCGTGGCATTGGCACCGGATATGGTACCTTTCAGGGTAAGGTTATTCGCGGTGATATCGTTCAAGACAGCATCCCTGCCCGTTATACTCCCTTTCAAGGTAAGATTATTGGCGGTGATATCATTCAGTGTAGCCCCCGCCCCGGTAATGTTGCCCTTCAACGTAAGGTTATTGGCAGTAATGTCGTTCAGGATGGCGTCAATACCTGAGATATTGCCTTTTAATGTCAGATTATTAGCTGTAATGCCGTTCAGCGTAGCATCCGTGCCCGTTATGCTGCCCTTTAGAGTCAGGTTGTTTGCCGTGATGTCGTTCATCGTCACACGCCCGTTTGTATCGACCACGAAACTGCCGTTGATGATGGTCTTTCCCGTAAAGTTTATCCGGTCAGCCTCGATTGTAGCATTGGATATCAGCCTGCCCGCTTCGCCTTCGGTGATGAACGCGCTGATTTGAGCACGCCTGACGATATCACCGTTGGGGTCGACCTTTTCCGCAAACATGGTGGCGATATTGCTCTCCGTCACTAAACCGGCTTTGTCGATATTGGTAATGTTACCTTTGGAATCGAAGGTTATCTTCTGCACGAACTGGTCTATACGGCTAGCCGTCTGGCTAATGGCTGAGGTATGCTGTTCCACGGTACCCTTCAGGCTGTTTGTGGCACTCACCATGCTTTCTATCTTCTCGGCCGTCACATGGAAGCCGCCTGCATGGGCGGACATCCTGCCATCCAGGTCAGAGACGGACGCACTGAAGTCTGTACGAAGCTCGCGGGCCGATATGCCGATGGCAGACTTATATGCTTCGGTGATTCCCGTCTCAAGGTCTGCAAGACCGGACGTGAATTCTGCTTTCAGGCCACGGGCGGACAAGTTGATAGCGGAGGCGTATTCTTGCGTTATGCGGCTCTCAGCATCCTGCAGGTCTTCTGTGAACTTCACTTCAAGATTACGCGCAGTCAGCAGGAATTCACTGTGATAATATTCAAAGTTGTCAGCCGTATTTCTGATTTCATCAAGGTTCGCCTGAATCTTCTTGTCTGTGAGTTCGAAACGCATGTTGAACTCCTCGCGCAGGTCGGCAAGAGCATCATCGGTTAGTGTCAGTGCATACAAGTACATGTCACCGGTAAAAGACATATAGAAATTACCGGTACCGTTCCACTTGCCAGTTATCTCCATCTGTTTGAATTCGGTACCGGGATATAGGTCCTTAGAAAAGGAAATCGGGGTGTATTCCTCGAAGCCTTCTTCCTTCTCGTCCTTGAAATGGAAGGCAAGAGTGCCGGGACGTTTCACAAGATACTTGAAAGAGATAGTGAACTGCCGGGGGCGCTTGAGCCCGTCGAAGGTCTCGAAATCCGGATGGCGGTAAAAGTCTGAATTGACCTGCTCGATATAGCTGTTCTTAAGGCGCAGCACATTCTTTGCGCGTTCGCTTACTATATTAGCGAAAGATTCCTTGTTCGCATAGAAGTTACTGTTGAAATACAGCAGCCGGCCGTCAACTCGGAAGATGCGTATGTTGCTGCTACCGGTCCAGTACTGCATATCAGCGGCAAAAGACGCATTGTTAAGGTAATTGTTCAGGGCATTGATTTCATCACGCACGGATGAGATTTCAGACTTGATAAGTCCTTCAATGACAGTGAACATTGTCAGGATGTCCTCACCGGCCATAGTAAGGAATCGCCCCTTGATTTCTACGCCACCTTCCGGTGTGTACTTGATGTAAGTGCTCTCATCACGGGCGCCGATATAGGAAGTACCGTACACTTTCATGTAGGCATGCCCGGTGGATTTGTCAACACCGAAGGAGATTACATCTTTCCCCGTTAGGTTGAAGTCGTCAATGCCGGTGTAGAAAATTATAGACGGGGATGTCTCGTTGGTAGACGATAGCACGATTGCGCTTTGAAGGTCTACATCTGTACGGTGGCCCAATCCTATAATATCGTCACCTGCTTGGGGGATATCACTACCTTCATCACAGATGGCCTTGGATAAGTCAATATAGTCACGTCCCACAGCCATGACCTCACGCCAATAGTAGCGGTTGGAGGCGTTCAGGGTAGTCCCTTCGACGATGTTGCACTCCTTTGCTTGCGCCAGCGAGCCTACACTAAATTCGTTTGCTATCGCTTCACCTTCCTGCTCGGCAAGGAAATAGCAGCGGTAGGCATCTTCCAGTTCCTCCACGCGGATGCACTTCATACCGGCATGGGTGATTGTCTGTTCACCGCCTACATGGGTGGCTTTCTTAACCTGCAGTTCTTCAAAGACGGCCTTTATCTTCACATACAGACGGTCAACGACAGCTTGGGAAGTACCGTCTTCACGGACGGTAATACCACTGCCATTCTTGCCAATCAAAAGGCCTTTTAAGAATGTGATAACCTCCTCCGCTACGTCGCTTGCATCCTTTCTCAAGAACATTCTTAGGGTACGTAAAGCAGAGAATACATTGAAGTTGCTTGCGGCCGTAGCGTCGTTGGTCTTGATGACATAGATGTTGCTTCCTCCCGAACCGGTGAAGGTCTGTCCCTTAAAAGTCAACTCTTCGACTTGCGTTTCAATATCGGAAAGGCGGGAATAGGCGGTGCTTTCGCCAATCGTATACTGCGGGGAATCGTAAGGCTTGTCGAGGTTGATTTCAAAGCCGATGACACGGGACAAGCGCCCGTCCTTGAAGTAGGCAGGATTGACAAGGTTGATGCGCTGTCCTATGTCAAAGCTGTGATTTATTTGGTCTTTGTGTACCCAGATGGAGTTGAGCGTAGCCGTATAGGTGCCGTCGTCGATGCAGGTCTTTGCCACGTACTTCTTTGCAGTGGCAAGCAGTTCCTCTTCGGCAGCAGCCACCAACCCAAGTTCAGTTATCTTCCCGACATTCCAGCCGGACAGCACATATCTGTCACCTTTTTCGGGAAACAACACTTCATCCGGCAGGGGTCTACCGTAGTCCTCGTTACGGATAATCTCCCAAAGCTGGGCGTCAGGATTCCATGTGCCGTCGTCGTTCTTCTCAGTCAGACCAAGAGGGTTAAAGGCAGCACCGAACTCCATGCCGTTGAGCTTGCCGGATTCGAACCTGATTTTGAGTTCATGTCCTTCAAGGATGTATTCCTTCGAGAAGTTGATGCCTGAATCCTTGAACCGGTAGAAGGTAGCTTTTGTCTTTGTACCATCTTCATTATCTACCTCGCTCTCATAAGAGCTTACACCGGTGATTTCACCCACCCGTTTGGGATAGACGTCGTCGAATACAACAACGGCTTCAATGGCTTCCAAATCGGTCAAGCCCTCGTGGGCATCCACGTATGGAGTGCCTGCCGGAAGCATAAGGCGCTTCTGGACGATACCGTTGACAACAGTGGTCCGGTCTACCGGGCGATAGTTGGTAGGGATGTTTCTTGTTGAACCGAACGCATAGATTCTTGTGGCATAAGTACCCTTGCTGTCACTCCGGCTCATGTCCTTGGCTTCCTTGCCAAGTTCAATCTTAACAGCGTCGGAGAACTCACAGCGTCCGAAGTTGATGACATGGTCCGTTACCCAACAATCACAACCCCAGTTATCAGCCATGCTGAACATAGCATCAATGAGGTTGGTATTGTCATAGGTCATCAATTTGGAGGAGTTCTCGACACTATCGTCAATGGAGAACACGAAGTCTTTTCCCTCATATTTATAACCAAGAGCTTTCAAATTGCGAAGGAATACACCCATCTGGACATCCAGTGAAGCGGTAAGGGACCAGGACGCTTCCTGTCCTCTGTACTCCGGGGTGTACTTGAATATCTTTGTTTTCCACTTGAAATAGTAAGCGTCAAAACGAAGTTCATAGGAGTAGCCTCCGTTCTTGTAGGTCGGATAGGGAATATCTACAATCTGATAGATTTTTGCCAATTTACCGCCCATGGAGGCATCGAGTACCCCACGCAGGTCAACGTAATCACCTACTTGGAAATCGACTGGGGACAGAGTATTAAAAGGTAGTACGACATAGTCCTCTTTCATTAAAGAGAACTTGCCTTTTGCACCGGAATTGATACCAGTTGAAAAGCGGGTATTGCCTTGTATGTCCTTAATATCTATCATGTAAACAAAGGTCGGACATAAAAAAAAGAAGCCCTAAAAATTAGAGCTTCCATACACGACAATGAATTTAATGTCGTAAATTTCTAGCCTACAACACGGTTAGATGGATTATACTCACAGAATTTGGCTGATATTTTCCCAAATGTCCGGTCTAAGCTTTGGGCATAAGAAACGCTCTTTCCTAAATACAGCAAATGATAAATATCACTATTGTTCTCAGGAATCTGAATATCAATTTTACCTTTGTAAAGTTCTTCATAAAAAGCTGTTTTCTTTGCCTGATAATCGGCAGGAGAATCACCTTCTACTGTAAAAACAAGAGTTAACTCACGCTCATCAAGCTTGGGGTTATCCATAAGAACTTGTTTCCCATGTTCCAAGCGTGATTTATTCTCTATAAACTCTTTCAGAGGTACCGGTGCTCCCAGTACATCAAGAAAGTTATCTCCCATTCTAACACCCCACTCTTTTAGGGCTTCTCTTCCGTTTATTATTAATTCTGCCACAACTATTATAGATTCTTTATATCCTGCTTGATATCATTTGTATTATCGAGTATTCGCGGACTATTCTTGGCAAGAATAACAGAGTTTTCAAGTATATCTCTACGGTCCATGTTACCTTCTACTTGGAATGTTCTCATTTCATCTACGATTCTTTCCATATTGGAGACTCTATCGGTCAATGCCTTTATGTCCTCTGTCGGGAAAACAATATGTACCTGCGACTGATAGCCGCTCGCTATTGTCTCTTTGGCTCTATCTGCGAAATTAGGAGTTCCAGATAACAAAGCTGGGACATCCCCACTTCTAAGATTGAGCAATGAAAGTTTGCCATTGATGGATGAAAGTAAACCGGTCTGTTGAATGGACTGGTTCTTTATTTCTTCCCCGGCAACCTGCAAAGCTGTAAAACGTCCGTTAAGTTCTTCGCCGGTATCTTGTGACATGGCTTCAAAACCCTTACTACTCGCCTGCTGTAAAAACATGGTTCCAAAGAACTGGTTGATGGCATCAACTTCTTTCTTCATGTCGTCAACCATCGTCTGTTTCATGGAGTCGAGGAGCTGCTTTTCTTCGGAAGTCAGGTCGTCATCTCCCATGGCCTTTTTCCACTCATTGTACCACTTCTGCATCTGCGGTTTGAAGTTCTCCACATACATGGCCTTAATCAAAGCCTTGCGCATGTATTCGCTCATGTCATCGGAAATATCCTCCGCTGTGGCCTCTATATCGTACAAGGAATTCAGAATACCATCAGAGAACGACTCCCATTCCTGCTCAGCTTCATTACGGGCGTTCTCCGCTTCCTGGGCGGCTTCTTCCGCACGGTTGATGGCTCCCGTATCAAGAGTGGGGAAAAGCTTGTTAGCCGCATCCACAATGTCGACACCGGCTTTCTGAATTTCGGCTATCATCTCGTCCAGAGTCTTGCGCTCGGCCGTATCAATGGCACCGTCTTTCATAAATTCGGTATATTTGTCATACCAGGCCTGAATCTGAGGCTGGAGCTGGGCAGTAAACATGGAATCCACCAAGGCATTGCGCATATATTGATAGATATTGTCGGCTATGTCCTCGGCGGTAGCTTCTGCGTCATAGAGCACACTCTTGATACTGTCGGAGAAAGAGTTGAACGCTTTCCTTACCTCCTCTCCAGAGTCTTTCCACGCGCCACTGATTTCCCCGGCAGCATCGGCGACCTCCTTGCTCAATTCGTCAATGTCATTCTTGATATTGGCACGTTCTTCATCGGTTACAAGTCCATCCTCCGAGTATTCCTTCCATTTCTCCCAGATAGCTTTGATACGTGGTTCATATTGCTCGATATACATGGATTCGATAAGTTCCTTGCGCATGGATTCGGAGATATTCTTGGCAACGGCTTCGGCTGTTACCTCGGCATTGGTAAGAGAGTTCAATATGTCATCGGAGAAGGACTTGAATTCCTCTTCAAGTTCCTTCTTCATGTTACTCTCGGTAATGCCAAGAGTATCAGAAAGAATGTCTTTGGCGGCTACGATGTCATTAGCCAACTTTTCAGCTTCGCTTCTCAGTGTATTACGTTCAGCATCGGTTATATCGCCGTCAGACATGGCTTTCTGAACCCGTTTATAAAACTCTTCTATCTGTGGTTGGAAGGTATCGGCAAACATCTTCTCAACCATTTGTTGACGGATGTACTCGAAGATATTGTCTGTTATGTCTTCGGCGGTGGCTTCGATGGAAGACATGGCAGACTTGACGTTATCAACAAACGACTGCAGGTCTTCGGCGTCCTTCAGTTTGTCTGTGAAGATGCTGTTCACACCCTCAACACCTTTCATCATCTGCTCAATGTATCGGTCAACCTGAGAACCGAGCTGTACCATGTCACTCTCGGACAATCCGTCTTTGGAAAGTTCTTCAAAAGTCTTGTACAACTCTTCCATCCTGCCCTTGTATTCTTTCTCGTACAAAGCCTTTATCATTGCCTGACGGAAGTAATCATAGATATTGTCAGAAACATCCTTGGCTGTCACATCAAGGGAAGTAAGAGAATCCTGCATGCTACCGATGAAGTTCTCATAATTATCCGTGCTACTGTCGCTATCCTCTTTGGTCCAGCCGAAAATTTCCGCAAGCTTGTCACGTTCGGCAAGTGCGGAACCGGCGATTGCATCATACTGCTCCCGAAGGGCCTCCATCTCCTCCTTGGTAATGCCTTCCTGGTCTTTATTGGCCCGGGCAAAGGCATCGTACCACGTTTGAAGGTCCTCGGTAAATTTGTTGCCTACCATTGTGGTAAGCACGGCACGCTGCATATATCCGCTGAAACTGTCAGAAAAGTCTTTCGCGGAACTGTCCATATCCATGAGAGTATCTACAAAACTGTCGAACACACCGTCAAAGGTTGTTTGGGTGAGCTGCTCTTTTATCTGGTCCTGAATATCCTCAATCCTTTCCTCTCCATCTATAATGCCGTTCAAATATTCTTGCACGTCACCGTCCATCTTCGCCCAGAAGGCAGGAGCTTCGGATTTAAGTTTCTCCAATTGCTCAACAGTGAGGTCAAACAGTCCGGTCATTCTTCCGGTCCCGATAAGCTCTTTGGCGGCATTGACTGACATGTCGAGTGCGTCGGCAATGTCCTGCCAGTCGCTTGACGAGGTGTTCTTTGCCATCCGCTTGCCAATGGAATGGGAACCGGCAGATGCACCGGAATTAAGACGCTCTTTTCCCAGCAGGCGATATGCCTCAATCTGCTTTTCAACAAGGCCAAGCGCCTCTTCTCCGACCTTGTCCGCTTCCATACCGTAGGAAATGCCGATATATTCCAGTTTCTTGTCTATCAGCTCATCCCATATCTCATTGAGTTTGTTATATTCCTCAACCATCTCATTATAGTGGGAATAATCGGCACCGAACATCCCGTCCAACGCGGACACTACAGAGGAAATTCCAGAAACCGCACTCATTGCGCCTCCGACAATATCACCCGACATGATTTGCCCGAACCCGGATGTCGTTTGTCCTAAGCCGCCAAGCGCATCAATGGCACTTGTTATCTTGCTATCGTCAAATCCGAATATGTCGGCGATACTTGAGCCGAACTCATTCAATGCAGGGGCAAAAGACGTCACAGCATTTCCTGTATCGGTGATTCCTTGACCGATTTTCTTGGAATCGTTGCCACCCTTTTTTATGGCTTCTATCCCTTTCTCCAAGTCAGAGACGAAAGCCTGCCACGGTGATTTGCCTTTCAGCTCATCCTTTAGCCCTCTGATTGCATCTGTTACGTCCTTTATGGAGATTTCACCCTTTTCTATCTTTTCAATGTCCTTATCAGTGAATCCGAGCGCTTTCAATTCATCAAGTGTAACATTCGTTCCGTCACTTTCCTTTGTACCAGACATGTACTTGACAAGTGTTTCATACTTATCAATGATGGACTGAATAGCGGAAACGGACTTATTGCTGGCATCTTCAAAGAGGTCTGCCATCGCCTTTGTGGAGTGACCGAACTGTTCATCAAGCTGTTCAAGAGCCTTGTTCTTTTGGGCTACCTTGGAAGCGTACTCCGGGCTGTCGGTTTGCAGTTTGGCTATCTCGTCATTGTATTTCTGTACAAGGTTCTTGCGCTTCTCCTGATAGTTTCCGTACTCAATGAAGTATTCCTGCCATGCTTTACGTTCGGATTCCAACTTCTCTTTACTGGCATCTTTAACCCCTTTCCCGTATGACTTGTAAGCGTTTTCTTCCCAAGCGGACAAATCAGATTCCTGCTCATCGGTCAGTTTTCCATTTTGGGCCTTTTCCCACTCTTTGCGCTGCTTGTCTATCGCATCGAGTTCTTTCTGATAGTCCAAGTCAATCTGAGCCAGCTTCTTCTCAGTACCATCCTCCATGAGGTTGACTTCATCCTGCTGGTTTTTCCGACGAATGGAAAGAAGTTGTTCGGCAAGTTGTTCTTGCTGTTTAAGTCGGTTTTCGGCTTCTTTCTTGGCTTGATTTTCCTGCTTGATTAAAGAACTTCCGGTAATACCACCTAAATCTTTATAGGCTTTCTCTTTTGATAGCATATCTTCACGGGCCTTTTTTACCTGTTCCGATGTTGCTTGTTGGTCTTTAAGTAATACTTCATAACCTTTCTTTGCTTTTTCCCAATCGGATTTGGCTTTCGCAAGGTCTTGCTGGTAGGTTGAGGTTTTACGTGACTTTAACTCCGATTCAAGTATATCTATTCTACTTTGCAATTCAGATTCAGTAGTCGCACCTTTCAAAGAACCAATGCCTACATTCAAAGAATACCACTTATTATTCTTTCTTGCTTGTTGAAGGCGCTTCATTTCATTCAGTTCTGACTTTATCTGAACATCAGTATTTTTCTTTAAATCAAGTTGCCATTGAGCTAGTTCATCAGAACGGACTTCTTTTTGATAAGCTATGAGAATATTTCTTTCTTCATCTATCTTTGATTTCAAAGTAAATAAAGTTTCATTCCTATATTTGTCAGCAAGTTGTTTCTCTGATTCATTCAAGCTGTTTTTATGAAAATTCGGGTCTTCTCCGAACCTTTTCCATAATCCGATAACCTATTCGTATTCATCAATTAGTTTTTTAGAGTTGTTGTAATTAATTTTATTCTCTTCTACGTTCCTTTTTCCAGCTTCCTCATTGTATTCTTTCCATAAAGCTATCAAGTCTCTAATATGTCCTTTTTCATCTATGTATTTTTGGAAGAGAGCAGGATATTCATTCTTTATTGCATCCATTGCCTTCACCCTATCCATAGAAGAGGTATATTCATTTTGAAGGGTGGAAATCAATTCTTCAAGCCTTTGTTTATGTTCTTGCTCTTTTTTAATAGACTGTTTCTTTTGCTCGTCAAATCTTTTTTGCGCTTTCTCTGCCGCGGTTGTCGAATCGTGGAAAGCCCACATTGCAGCACCAAGCCCAATAACGGCGGTAGCCAACAAAACATAAGGATTAGTAAGCATTGCAGCGTTTAAAGCTAACTGCGCTTTTCGTGCCAATAAACGGGCATTGGTAAGTCCAATCTCCACAAAGGTATGTTTGCTTTCAGCAGCGGTAACAAGCATCACTGCGGTTCGGTATGTACCATAAGTAACAACAAGTCCAGCCAATACCTTACCAACTGTTTCATAGTTTTGTATTAGATAGGTTGTTGCGCGGTAAGAACCTGCTATAAGTTCTTCATTAGCTTCGCCTATTTCATTTAATTTTTCTTTGATTACTGCATTTTGTTTGTTTCTTTCACCTCTGATTCCAGTGTTTTGCTTTTCAAGCATATTATAGAAACGCCCACCCTCAGATGTTGCAGCCGCAAAAGCGTCTGCAACCATTTCGGAAGAAATGGCGCCTTGCTCCATTTCCTTTTTTAGGACGGCAATGGATTTACCTGTTTTTTCAGAAATAACTTGTAAGGGGTTAAATCCCGCATTAATCATCTGATTCAAATCTTGCCCCATTAATCTTCCGGCAGCAGACATCTGGGCAAAAGCAAGTGTCATAGAGGAAAACTTTTCATTGTTCCCCATAGTTATATCTCCGATACTTTTCAATGTTGGAAGTACCTTCTCTGCATCAACATTAAAACCAAGAAGCGTTTGGGCTGCTCCATAGGTATTCAATCCGCTTTTGATTGAAAGCTCTTTTAACCCTCCAATCATCTCTTTAGCCTTACTTTCTGATTTTAACAATGCTTCAAAAGATTTGCTAACAGAGTCTATTTCTATCCTAACACGGGTGACATCTGAGATAAGAGATTTCAACATAGCAGTGCCTCCGATAACTCCCAACGCCTTTTTCCAAGAAATAGCTATACCGTTGTTAGTTTCTACTACCTGCTTTCCATCATTTTTATAAAGTGCATATTCATCACGGAGTTTTTTTACAGACAGTCGGGCATTTGCCTGTTCCTGAGTAAGCCCAAACAATGCAGCTTTCTCTTCATCAAGAGCTTTCTTAGCAGCATTGTATTCTTCTAACTTGCTATTTGCTGATAACGGATTCCTTTTCAATGCTATACGATAAGCATCCCCAAGTCGTTTTACATCCGCTTCAATATCCTTAACTACCGCTTTTTGAGCAAGAATCTTCTCTGTGAATCCATTCACTACCTGAGAAGCATCGAAGATTTTCCTTTTGAATCCTGTTTCCATCTCTGCTCCAGCTTTGGCTGCATTAGTCACCAACTCATCCAATCTTTGGTTGGATGCAGTAAGTTGGGCATTCAAAGCCTTGAAAGCAGCAGGAGATTGCGTGCCATCCATGCTCATTAACTCCTGCTTTAATTTTGCAATTTCATTACGAAGTCTTACAACTTCTTCCCAGTCACTACCTACCTTAAAATATA